GAAGGAATCTCGGTCGATACCTTGTATCAGGAGTTATCCGGCCAGTATCCGGACCTTTTTGATATCAATGTGACGCATCCGGCGGATCAGCTGATGCAGATCGGAAATGTGATCGATACGACGGAACCGCAGATCCAGAACCCATACCATGCGAACATGGATGAGATGAAGGCGATTGTCGGCCATGAGCTGATGGAAGAGTATTTCAACGGCCGGCAGCCGGCACCTACCATGGCGGATCAGATGGCCGCCGATGTCCAGACAGCGAAGCGGCGATATAACAAGGCAATCAAGGATTTTCAGGAGAAAACCGTGACCGAATATGAGGATAGAATTAACCGCCTGAAAAATGAGAACAGGGCTCTTCGGGATCAGGCGAGTGTCGATCTGCTGGCGCAGCAGTCTAAGTTTAATGAGAGACTGCAGAAGCAGCGTGACAGCGTTCGGAGACAGACCGCCAAGAAGGCGGTAGTTCGGGATACGAACCAACTGCAGAAGTGGCTGCTGAGCCCTACAGACAGTAAGCACATTCCGCAGGGGCTGCGCGGCACTGTGGCGGACTTTTTAAACAGCATCGACATGTCATCCAATCAGGATACAGATACCGTTATTACACAGAAAACGCAGAACTGGATCGAAACATCAAAGAACCTGCAGGCCATTATTGACAATGAGGGCGTTATTTTTGATGACGATGGGAATCAGATTTATCTGGATGTGGATCCGGATCTCGCAAAGAGAATTGATGATCTCAGGGCAAGCGTGAAGGATATCGATAAGCTGGATAATCTGGATGCATACCGCATGGAAGAACTGCAGAAGGTAGTCGCATCGATGAAGAAGATGGTGACCGAAGCAAATTCGCTGAAGTCGAACCGGAAGTCTGGAGAGGTGAGTATCATCGCAGATGGTGCGCATGCTGACATGAAAAATCTGAAGACACGCAAGGAATTCCGTGGAGCCATCGGTCATCTGGATAAGCTGTTAAATTATGATATGCTGGATGCAAATACATTCTTCGGGATGATGGGGGAGAATATGCATTCTTTGCACCAGGAGATCCGGGATGGTCAGGATAAAAAGACGATCCGGATTAAAGAAAGTGCTGACTATATCGAGCGGATGATGGAAAAGCATGGTATCAGTGATAAGGAACTGAAGGAGTGGATGAATCCAAAGGAAAAACCGAAAGAGTTTACTACAGGAGCAGGAAAAATAAGCCTGACACCGGCGCAGGTGATGTCACTCTATGAACTGAACAAGCGAGGACAGGCACGAGGACATATCTACTCGAATGTAGGAGGAATCAAGTCGTCTGAAACGGTGGACTGGAACGACGCGGTAAGAAAATCAATCAAACCGCTGAGAGTATCAGAACTGGAGGTTGAGACGATTACGAATTCGCTGTCACCAAAGCAGAAAGCATTTGCGGATGCTCTGCAGCAGTTCATGGGGATCCAGATTGCCGGATGGGGAAATGAAACCACGATGGAAATGTATGGGTACAATAAATTCACTTCCAGAAATTATTTCCCGATCAAAACAGATGATAATTTCCTTGCCACGCGGGAATCGGATATGCGCGGCGGAAATACGCAGACAGTGAAAAATCTCGGAATTACAAAGGCTACAGTGAACCGGGCCAATAATCCGATCATTGTTGAGAATATTTTTGATGTATTCACGCGGCAGGTGGATCAGATGAGTACATATAATGCGTTCCTGATTCCATTGTCGGATATGCAGAAGGTTTATAATTATAAGGACCAACGAGGAACTGCAGATGGAAGCACGATTAAACAGGATGTGGACAGGGTATTCGGCAAAAATGGAGTCAACTACATATCGAGGTATCTGACTGACGTGAACGGAAGCATAAATACAGATCGTGCCTTTTCTGAAGGTTTGATCGGTAATATGAAAGCAGCAGCGGTATCCGGAAACCTGAGAGTGGCAATTCAGCAGCCGACGGCATTCTTCCGGGCTATGGATGATATATCACCGAAATATCTTGCGCGAGGAGCATTTACGATATCCAGGAGTGACCAGTGGGAGACGATCTGCAAGTACGCACCGGTGGCACAGTGGAAAGACTGGGGATTCGTCCGGAATGAAGTAGGACCGCAGCTCAAGAGCGTGCTTTTCGCCAATACCAATCTGAAGGATGAAATTGTTGAAAAACTTTCAACACCTGCGAGCATGGGAGATCAGGTGACCTGGCAAAGATTGTGGCGCGCCGTTGAGTATGAAACTATGGATCTGTATCCGGATCTGAAGGAAGGAACCGACGAATTCTATCAGAAGTGTGGGGAACGCTTTAGTCAGATTGTGGACGATACACAGGTGGCGGATTCTGTGATTGCACGGACGCAGATCATGAGAAGCACCAATAAATTAGATCAGTTTGCAACGGCTTTCATGGCAGAACCGCTGAAATCATATAACATGCTGTATCGTGCCGGATGGGATATAGCAACAGGAAAGAAAGGAGCAAAAGCGAAAGCAACCAGAACAGCTGCTACGTTTGTGGCGAATGCAGTAGCTACAGCGTTGGCAGCTTCTGCTATGGATGCATTAAGAGACAAAGACAAAGAAAAAAGTTATGGTGACCGGTATTTGGGATATGTGAAAGAAAATGCTCTGGATAATATCAATGTATTTCAGTTGATCCCTTATATCAAGGACGTGCTCTCGATTGTGCAAGGATATAGCGTATCACGTACAGATATGTCGTGGGCGCAGAATCTGAAATATGCGGGTGATGAGTGGATCAAGTTTCAGGATGGAAAAAGTAAGTACACAGCACCATACGTTGCAGTGTATTCCCTGCGTATGGCAAGCAATCTGACCGGGATTCCATTCAACAGTGTTCTGCGTGATCTGGAGGCAGCAGTGGATGAGTTCGCATCAGCACAGGGTGGAACGCTTGAGTATAAGAATATGCGTCTGAAATATGCCATGAACGATAATAATCTGAAATCATACGTGGAGATGATGTATGAAGCGGAAAAATCAGGAGATACAGGTCTGCACGATATGATCCGTGCGGATCTGGAGCAGGCAGGGTTTTCGGATGAAGAGATCGATAAGAAGCGGACGAACCTGATCAATAATCAGATTAAAAAGGATCTGGATGTGACAGGATATGCGGAATCCTATGCATCCGGGAATCTCACACGGGAAGATATGAATTTGCTGGCTACACAGTATATCGAGATGAAGATCGACGGAGGCATGACGGAAAAGAAGGCGGTGCAGTCCTTCCGGGACAAGCTCACGAAGATCTATAAACCGATGTACCAGGAAGCGAAGACGCAGGCAGAACGCGAAGCTATCATTAAAAAGTGCAATGTCATTACTTATAATGGGAAATCCGTTTACGAAGGATACAAGTACAGCACAAACTGGAAAAAGAAATAGTGAATTTGCAATAAAAGCAGGGTGGGAGAAATCTCAGCCTGCTTTTGCTATGCTGAAAGAAAAAGAAAGGATGGATCAAGTTATGGACGGCGAGACAAGGGCAGAATTTGATCGTGTACATGATGAGGATAACCGGCAGAATCATCGACTGGAAGTTCTTGAGGAAAATTTTAAACAGATCCATACGTTATCCTTGTCCGTTCAGCGACTGGCCGATAGTATGGAACGCATGCTGCAGGAGCAGACAAGACAGGGAGAACAGTTGAAAAAATTGGAGGATAAACCTGCAGAAGCATGGGGCAGTATGCGAAAAACGGTATTTAACGCGTTCCTGGAAGCCTTATGCAATGGTGGGGTACTTATAGTAGGTGCACTCTTTATATATGCAGTGCAGCATTTAATTTAAAGGAGAAATATTATGAGTGACAAGACAAGAAGATGGATCAAGGCGGCATCTGTAAGAGCTGCAAAGACGGTCGCACAGACGGCGGTGGCTATGATTCCGGCGGCAGCAACGATCACAGCGGTTGACTGGAAGACGGTAGCAGGAACTGCGGCTCTGGCGGGTGTTGTATCTGTGCTGACATCCCTTGCGGGGCTTCCGGAAGTGGAGGACTGAAGACATGAAGATATCTGAAAATGGATTAAACTTGATCAAACGGTTCGAAGGGTGTATTCTTACAGCATATCAGGATTCGGGCGGAGTATGGACTATTGGTTATGGCACTACAGATGCCGATAAGTCTATTACTGGGACACGCATTACTGCAAGTCTGCGGATTACGCAGGAGCAGGCGGAGAATTGGCTGAGAGAATCCGTGGATCAGAAGTATGGTCCGGAAGTGGAAAAGTACAATTATACATATCACTGGAATCAGAATCAGTTTGACGCGCTTGTGAGCTTTGCCTATAATATCGGGTCCATTGATCAGTTGACGGCGAAAGGAACGCGCAGCATCCAGCAGATCAGTGAGAAGATCCTGGAGTACAACCGTGCCGGCGGAAAGGTGCTGACAGGACTGGTGTATCGGCGCAAGCTGGAGAAGCAGCTGTTTGACACACCGGTTGAAACCGTAGATACATCTGTATATGGCTGGAACCACGATCAGAACGGATACTGGTATAAGCGCAGCGATGGAACGTATCCGGTGAACTGTTGGGAGCAGATAGACCATCATTGGTATCTCTTTAACAAGGACGGTTACATGCTGGTTGGATGGCAGCAGTGGAATTCGGAAAAAGAGGAAATCGGATCCGGAGACTGGTATTATTTCGACACGACACCTGGAGAGACCATGGGTCAATGCTGGCATGAGAAGAATGGAGGCTCAGGCGTGCTTGAACCCTGGTATGTAGAGT